GGTTGGGCAGGATGTTGATGGCGGCGGTGAGCGCTGCCATCGAGAACGCAGGATTGCTGAAGGGGTTGTTCATGATCAGGCTCCTTGACGGACGAGCACGCCCAGCGCCTTCAGTTGCGCGATGGCTGCGAGTTTTTCGGCGGTGGTGATGGCATCGGGCCACGCGAGCGCGTGGTGGGCGACGATGGCGTGGCGCGCAACGACGAGGCCGTCGTCACGGTCGATCAACGCGGCGTCGCAGGCCTGTAGCAGCACGCCAGCGGCGACCTGCGTGCCGTCTTCTGCGGACGGATCAAGCTGTTTGAACTTGGCCGTTGCGGTGACGATGCCGACCACCGTGCCCAGCGGCAGGTTCTGGCCCGAAGCGACCGTGACGCGGTCGCGCGAGTAAAGGTTTGGGGCTTCGTACTTGAGCAGGTCGCCCAGGTTCAGAGGTTCGACTAGATCGGGCATCTCAAATCTCCTTCTTGCTGGATTGCGCTGCGATCTGCTTGGCGGCGTCGATCAGCGGATTGCTGGCCAAAGGGCGCGCGGCGTCGGGGGCGATGTGGCTGGTGATTTCGGGACTGGCTTCGGCCTGCGCCGCAAGCAGTTGGCTGCGCACCTTGGAGGGCGAGGACTGAGCTTCGAGGAAGCCCGCAATCAGGTCGGTTCGCCCGGCCAGCGTGCAGGTCTGGGCGATTTCGACGGCGTCGGCCACGCTCAGCGCGGTGGCGGTGGCGGTGGCGGTGGCGGACGGTTGAGGATGACTGCCAGCAGGATCAGCAAGAGGCCGATCAGAAGCAGCGGGGTCGGTTCGATCATTCATAGAAGACTCCATCTGGTGGTTGCGAAGAAAGCCCGCTTGGCTGGCCGTAGCCACCTGAGTCGGGAGTGGGGAAAGCGATTGCGTGAGTTGTGTAAGCGCGTCGTCAAGGCTGCCGACGGCGTCGGCCAAACCGGTGGCGACGGCGTCCGGGCCGAAGAACAGACCCGCTTCCGTGGCGCGCACGGCGTCCGCATCGAGGCCGCGATGGCGCGCGACCGTCTCGACGAACAGGTCATAGATGCGATCCACCTCGGCCTTGAGGACGGCGTGGGCTTCGTTGGAGATCGGTTCGTGCGGGTTGAGGTCGTTCTTGCGTTCGCCCGCGAACACGGCGGTGTAGCGAACGCCGTCATGAGCGTCCTTCACCGACTGATCGACGTGCATCGCGACGACGCCGATCGAGCCGACGCCGCCGGTGCGCGCGACAAACACGCGGGCGGCGGCGGACGCGAGCGCATAGGCTGCAGAGAACGCCATGTCGTTGGCCACAGCCCAGATGGGCTTCACTTCCGACGCCGCTCGGATACGGTCGGCCAGATCGAACACGCCGCCCGACTCGCCACCGGGCGAATCAATGTCGAGCAGGATCGCGGCGATTTCAGGGCTGGCCAGCGCCGCATCCAGTTGCGCGGCGATGCCGGTGTAGCTGGCGAGGCCCGACTCGGCTTCGATGCCCGAGGTTCGGCGCACCAGCGTGCCGTGGATCGGAATGACGGCGACCTTGCCGCTCGGAGGCCCAAGCGCGCGGGCCGCAGGCGTGTAGCCCACGGGCGCAGCGAGGTCGGCGAGGCCGACGCGTGCACCGAGCACGGAGAGGATGACGTCGAGTTTCGGGCGATGGATCGCCAGCGGCACGCCGAACAGGCGCGCCGCCAGATGGGGTAGCACGGTCATGGGAATCCTTGTGGAAGGCGGTCTGGCGGCCGGTCAGGAAGACGTTTGGCTGCCGGTGGCGTCAGGCACGCTGGCGCTGCGGTTGGGTTCCGCGCTGCCGCCGTCCTTCGACGTGTAGCGAGGGTCGGAATCGAAGATCAGGCCAAGGTCGTCGGCGCGCTGGTTGTCGGCGGCGATCTCCCGGTCGACGTCTTCGGCGTCGTAGCCGTTGGCCGAGATGGCTTCCGAGCGACTCATCAGGCCCGCGCGGATAGCCAGCAACATCGCCTTGAATTCCTTCTCGGGATCGACCCACTGCCAGCCCTGGGGAATCCACTTCACCGCGAGGTACTGGCGGCGACGGGCTGGCCCGCCACGATCGAAGCCCGGGGCATCCAGGGCCCCGGCGAGCACCGCCTGCTTCATCCAGGCCGCCCACACCGGACGGCACATCTGATGCACGAGCACCCCGTGCTGCACCATCTCGCAGCGACGCCGGAACTCCAGCATCCCGGCGCGGATGGACGAGTAGTTCACGCCGGTCAGATCACCGGTCAGCTGCTCGTAGGTGATGCCAATGGCGGCGGCAACCGCGCGGAACTGTGTGCGCAGGAATTCGGAGTACGAACCGCCAACGTCGGCAGGATCGGAGAACTTGATGTCCTCTCCGGGCTCCAGGATCTGCAGCGTGCCCGGCTCCAGTCCGGCAAGCGCAATACCGTCGGCGTCCGATGCGCCTTCGCCCATCAGGTTGTCCTCGGGGTTGGCGCGCGTGACGAAACCCGCGAACATCGCGGCGGTCTTCTTGCGCACCAGCTCAGCATCGTCGTACTGGTCAAGCTCGTTGAGCTTGACCAGGGCCCGCGACAGCCACGGCTCGCCCCGGATCTGGCCTGGGCGCAGTACGCGGAACAGGTGAATGATCTCCTTGGCGTCGATGCGCACCGTGTCCATCCCGCCCTGGCCCGACATCGGGGCAATCGGTGACAAGTACGGCCCGTCCTCCGGGTGCGAGCGGTACAGGTGGTAGGCCACGCGCCGTCCAAGGTTGTCGAACTCGATGCCGGAGCGCACGACGTTGCCGGATGGCAGATCGGTGTTCAGGTTGATGGGCAGGTGCTCGGGCTCCAGCAACTGGAGCTGCAGGGGTACCGACAGGCCATCCTCCGGACGGCGTGGCCGCAGTCGGATCAGGCATTCGCCACCTTCGAGCATCGCCCGACACGCCAGGGCCTGCAGGCCATAGAAGTCGGTCTGTCCGGCCGCGTCGGCTTCCTCGACCCAATCGCGCCACAGTGCCTGCACCTCGGCCTTGAACCGTTCGTCGCCAGACAGGCTTTGCGGCTTGATGCCGGTGCCGACCGCATTGGCTACGAAGGCTTCGATACCGGCCTGCGCCCATGCATTGCGCCGAACAAGGTCCCGGCTCTTACCGCGCAGTTCGGCGTTGGTCGCCAGCATCGCGGCGACCGCGCCGGGGTTGCCGGGCATCCACGCCAGCGAGCGGCGGCCACGCCCCGCCGCCTCGTGGACGGGAGGCTGACCAAAAAGGCTACGGAGTTTGGAGTACCAGGCCATCAGAACCCCTTCGACGTCGTGACACGGATCTGGCGCGGCGCACCGGGCAGCAACCCGGTTTCAGCCGCCTGCTGCAGCAGTCCGCGCCTGACCTCGCGGATAGCGGCCATCAGTTCGTCAACCGAGCGGTACTCGACCGTCTTGTCGGCAAAGGTCACACGCCGTTCGCCCTTGGCGAGCGCGGATTCCAGGGCCTGGAGCTGGGTTTCTGTGTAGGCCATCAGCGGTACACCACGAGATTGATTTCGGAGGAGTCGTCGAACGACGTTGCTGTCGTCGCGCAAGAGATGTCGACGTACTGGGCCGTTTTCAGGTCGGAGCTGGCGCGAATGACAGCCACACGCTGCTGGCCGCTGTTGGTGCTGCTCCGCGCGAGCGCCGTCCAGCAGTAGTTCGCATCCGGCATCGCCGCTGCGAAATGCACGCGGTACCGGCCCGCCGCCGTGCGCACGACGCTGGCAACGTTGCGCGCGCTGCCGATCACGATCTGACCGCCCACGTAGCCAAAACTCACCCACACCCGAGCAAGTCCAGGGTGCGTGGCGTCGATCTTGGCCTTGACCTCGAAGCCGATGCGCGCAGCCAGGGCGGCGATGCTGGACGCGAGGCTCATCAGGCCAGCGCCCCGTCGAAGATCACGACGAAATCCGTGTCGGTGTTGCCAACATCGACGGCCGCAACCGCGCCAATGTTGGTGCGCGCCTGAAGTTGCTCGGCGACCGTCAGGGTCTGCGCCGCGTCGAAGCGCACACGCAGATTGACGGCGGCCAGGAGCGCGTCCAGACCCGTGCTGCCGTTCTGCAGGAGCTGCTGGATCTCGACCAAAGTGTCGTAAGCGGCGTCCGCGCCACCGAGGATGTCGGCCTTGAGCGCGTCGAGTAGCGACACGATCTTGTTCGACGAGTAGGTGGTGGAGGTGGCGATCTGGTTGTCGTCGATGGCGGTGGCGGAAAGCACCGCCGCCTTCAGCTCGTTGATCGCCGCGACCAGACTTGACTTGTCGGTGGTGGACAGGCTGGCGAGATTGCCTGCGGTCGCCCGGACGTCGTTGAACTCTTGGGCGACCCGGATGACCAGGCTC